GTAAATCCATTTCTGATTTACGAACTGAATCCATTACAGCCATGCGACCTAGATTTGGGATAGTTAATTTATCGTGAAATTCCATTTATAAACCTTTACGATGTGGCATAATTATTAGCCTCTTTATGATGTTGTATAAACTCCCCTATCTCAGCCTTTTTTCTTAAGTCCATGTGCTTACCATAATAATGTAAAAAGATAAAAGTGATAATGATTCCTACTACTATACCTAACAAAAACTCTACCATTCTTTACTCACAGGAATACGCTTTACAATAGGATGTCTTAATGCTATGTAATAACTACAGGCATCCAAAGCATGACTTAATGATATGTCTTTATTCTTTTCTATTTTACCTGCCCTATCTCTTTGACATTGTTCTAAATCTTTTATTAAATATTTACATGAGGAATCAACTGTCATTTTTACTCTATCATTAGCATCTTTTAACATTCTATTTAAGGCATTAATTCTATCTCTTACAGGTGGATTAGCTTTTTTTGCAATGACTTGAAATCCATAATCTTTAAGTATCTGATGATCTGATTTATGGCTTGTAGTTGATCTGGCTGAACCTGCACTATCTGGATAACATGGAGTGTTTGGTGCTATCTTTTTCATAGCTACTGCCATTTGTTCTGTATTGCTGTTTGATTGTCTTATCTCATGAAAGTAGTGTATTGAACCATCTGTATATTCACAACCTAATACAGCAGACATATAATCTACATTAAAATCAATACCCCAAAATAAGTTAGGTGATAACTCTTTAGCCTGTTTAATATGTATCTTCCTGTCAAAGTTATAAGCTACTCTATTACCTGTAGATACAAAATCAGCCATGAACTCACTCTTAAATGTTACCTCATCCATTGTTGCTTTAGCTTTATCTACCTCTTCTTGTGATACAAACCCACCCTGTACTGTAGTGTACTGCCATGATCTCCAATCTGGATCATCTGATTGACCTCTAAGATAGTAATCGTATAGATGGTCAAATGAGTTAGGTGTACCAATAAACAATGTTTCACCTTGTGTAGTTGTTAGCATAGGATAGATAATCTCTTCATATACATTAGGTTTTATATAACTAAACTCTTCCATCACTACTTTATTTAAAGTTGCTCCCCTAAGATTGTTTTCTTGTTCTGCACCCTTAATTGAAATCTCTGCATTGTTAGGTAGCTTAATAGATAATTCTGACTCGTTGATTATAGCTCCCTGCCATTGTCGAAACACAGAACGCAACATCGGAAATATTACCATCTTTCCCTGTCTGTATGTTGGTGCAACAAACCACCTGCGTTCTTCTGGCTGTATTTCTTCGTGGAGTAACCAAAGAACCGATAAGATACTTTTCCCCCATCTTCTTCCTGCAACAACAACCTTCATCCGTTCTGGACTCTGGATTATTTCTTTTCGTATTTCGTTTATTTGCCAATTAATCAATAGTAATTATTTTAATAGGTTCATTCTTATTAGTTACTTCCCTTATCTCTTTAGCTTTACCTTCTGTTCTATCAGCTATAAACTGAACTGCCCATGGTTTACCTTCCAGAGCGTATTGAAATACTTTATACATAATAACATCGAGCTTACTCTTTCCATCAAGTGTTCCTTCTTCTTCACCAATCTTTTTAAGTATATCTGGTATAGATTGAGAGCCTTTTGGTCTGCCTTTACCAACAGATGCAGTATTTCCTGCAACAAATTGCCCTTTATTATTCCGATTACTTCCGTTTTCAATCGGCTCAACTCTCTGCTCTTTCAACTCTTTCTGCTTTCTTCCCACTAAATTCCTCCCACCTTTTTACTATAACATCACAATAATGTGGATCAATCTCCATACCATAACACTTGCGATTAGTTTTCTCACAAGCAATTAAAGTTGTGCCAGAACCAAGAAATACATCTAAGACTATATCTTTAGATACAGAAATTATCTCTATAATAAGATTTACAGGCTTTGGACAAGTATGCTTATTTCTTAATCCATCAATTCTATCTGAAGTTTCCTCAAAAAAATCAAAATTATATTTACTATCTGGATTTCCCCAAATAAATATTGATTCAATTTTTCTAAAATGAAATACTGTTCCACCTGTTCTTTTATTTTTTTGCAACCAATACATAATATCTCTAGGATTTTTATTTATCCAATATTGATTATATTTCCAACCTGCAGTAATAACAATAAATTTATTATCTTTTATATTATTAAACCATTTATCACAAAATTCTAAATATTTATCACCTACTTGATCTTTATGAGAATTGTAATCATAACCTATACCATAAGGGGGATCAGTAAACACCATATCAGCCTTTTTACCATCCATTAGTAGATCAACATCTTCTTTTTTTGTAGCATCCCCACATAATAAACGATGCTCTCCTAATATCCATAGATCACCTGCTTGTGTGATGGGTTCTTCTACTTCTGGAATCTCATCATCATCAATCAATCCCTGTTTAGGTTCATCTTCATAGAATTGTAAGTCATCATTACTAAAACCCCACTCTGTAAGCTCCCCCACATCAAAGTAATTAGCCAGAGCATCAAAATCCCATTCACCAACATTCTTATTTAATCTAATGTTAAGTTCTTTTTCTTGGTCTAAAGTAAGATCAACTTCTACACATGGGATAGATTCAACACCCATCTCTTTAGCTATGCGTAGCCTCTGATGTCCACCTACGAGGATGTTCTTTCTTTCTTTGTTTTTATTTACGATAAGGGGATCAACTAAGCCAAACCTCATAATAGAGTCTTTTAGTTGTGTATATTGATCTTTGGTTAGCTGTCTTGGATTGTATTCAGCCATTACCAAATCATCGGCAGGATAATATTTAATATTAATATCTTTCATAAAGAGTTGTAGCTACAACTTACATCGTTTCCTGTCTATCGTTAAACAACCATATTGGTCTTATAATCATTACTCCGTAACGAGTGAGGCACGATTAAGCCTCTATAAATAGTAGTTAAAGTCAGGTAATTTTGTACTATTTTAAGGGTAAAATAAAAGGGTAAAATATATAAACTCTAATATTGTTAGAGTTAAAAAAATAAAAAAAATTTTTAATTGTCAGGTTCTAACCTTTAAAAAAGGCTGAATTTGTCAGGTACTTAATCTTTTAATTATTTTAGTTATGATCTCACATGATCTATCTATTGTTTCTGCTACTGTCTGTTTTGATATACGAAAATCCCTACCTATGTCTGAGATTGATTCTCTACCTATGTAGTATTTAGCCATAAATATCTCTATTTGTCTATGTGTAGCCTCTTGTGCAAATAAGATACCTGCTAATAAGAGATTCATTTTATTATTCTCTAATTCCTTAATATCCCATCTTTCTTTATGATCTCCATCATATCTGCCACACATTTCGCATGGTTCTATTTTGTTCATCACTTGATTCCATTCTTTTTATCTGCCTGTTTCTTCCTTATATTTTTTACTTGTTTTGCAGTTCTACCTCGTGCTTTATTATCTTCGTTTAACTTTCTTTTATTTATTTTATTTTGTTTAGAATTTCTCAATGTTTAATCTCCTTTGGTATGTGTGAAACATCTAGTGGGTAACCGCCAACCTACCCACTAGATTCATTTATCAGCCTATTCTAATTAATATTTTAACAACCATAATTATTAATTTATTAGCTATAAATAAGCTACATTGCTGAACCTACAGCAATTCTTTTATCTTAGAGTTCAATTCCTTTACTCTTTCTAAATCTATTAATTTAAAATGACCTTGCTCAGATAAAAGCTCACTCACTTCTCTTAGTATTTCTTTAATCTCTTTGTCCATAATAATCCCATATTAAGTTATAAATAAATTTTCCAATAAAAAACCATAGTAATAATCCCAGAGGTATTAAAACAAAAGCTGTAGCAAATGCTAATAGATTAATAATAATCTCATATAAGTTTATAATAATCATTTACAAGACTCACAAACTATTTTAGTTTTTCCATATCTAGGTAAATGGTTATATCTTAATAATTTTCTTGAACCATTTGAGTTTCTTTTATATTCCCAGACATTTCTACAAGTAGGACATAAGAATAATTTATTATCTGCCTTTATAGGTGATTTTTTACCTTTGTTAGTAGTTACATTCTGTGTTTTATCAAAATAATAATCAAATACGCTCATATTATCCTTCCAATATTGAATTAAGTGTTTCTTCTGTGTAATCTTTACCCTTGTAAACTTTTGGC